AAAAACCATGAAGTTAAAAAATGGTAAGACACTTAAATATTTTGTCTGGAATGGCAAAAAATACACAGTTTAAAAATCTGTATTAACAGAAAATTAAAGAGGTTATTATGTTACCAGTATTACTATTCAATGTTATTTCTGGTCTTGTAATGGACAAGGCACAGGATTTAGCAAGAGAACATGTCGAAGAGATGATCGACAACATCCTCCCTGATGAAGCAAAAGAAGAACTAGATAAAATAATTTCAGACGACAGAGGACACCCCTTTGATACTGCAAAAGATGCATTACAAGGTGCAGTAGAAGGTAAATTACCTATTTTAAATACCGACGGCACATTTAAGCCAATTGAATTAAACTTTACAATAAGTTTTGATCCAAATACCAAACAAATAGATGTAACACAAAGTTAGGAGTAACATGGCAGACGAACGTGGCATTAAAGAAGTAAAAGAATTATTAGCATTTGTTTTTTCGCTTATAAAAGCAGTTCAAGTAAGTTTAGAAGATGGCGATATTGATTTATGGGATGCTAAAAACTTTGTTGAACCAATAAAAAAATTGGCTCCAGCAATAGATAATATAGATGACGTATTACCAGAAGTTATAGATTTAACTGACGAAGAATGGGATGGGTTACTTGAATATGCATGTAATGAATTTGGAATACCTAAAGAGAATGTCGATTATGTAGTTGATGAAGCAATTACAATGGGCAGATCTTTACTTAACATAGCAGGAATTAAAATACCAACATGAGTGAAAAAATTAAAATATCAAAAAATTTCAATCTAAAAGAGTTAACTGCAAGTTCAACGGCAGATAGGTTAGATATTGACAACGGGCCTAGTACCGAACATTTGATTAATTTGACAGTTGTTACTCATAAAATTTTACAACCAGTTAGAGAACAGTTTGGTGTAGTTACAGTCAATAGTGGATATCGATCACCAGCACTTAATAAAGCAGTAGGTGGATCAGCAAGAAGTCAGCATTGTAATGGCGAAGCAGTTGATTTAGAATGTTTTTCAGTTTCTAATCCCGACTTAGCAAAATGGATTACTAAAAACTTAGACTGGGACCAAATTATATTAGAATTCTATAAGAAAGGCGATCCACATAGCGGATGGGTACATTGTAGTTATAAACGAGATGGTACTAATCGGCGTAAGATTTTAACAGCCTTACGAATTAATAAACGTACTGTTTATAAGCCAGGATTTGCTATATAATAGACTTGACATGTTAATCTTAACATGTTATACTATATATTGCTTTGCATTCTGCGAGCAAAAACTCCAAAAGGAACTATGACAAGAGCATTCGGACAAACTGATCTTGCTAAATTAAAGCAAGTTATTAACGAAGGTGTACAAGTATCTCAAGAAATTAAAGATTTACGTGAAGGGCTAGGCGATACAGTAAAAGCCGTAGCACAAGAACTCGACATGAAACCCGGAACACTTAATAAAGCAATTCGTGTTGCACACAAAGCAGAATTACAAAAGACTAAAGACGACATGGAAGAACTTGAAGATATTCTTATTCAAGTCGGAAGAACTGCATGATTGACACCACCAGTATTATCAAAAATACTACAAATTATATGAAGGGACTAGGCGTTGATATTCCTGAGTCCCTCAATGATTTAGATAGGTATTTTCAAGCAATACTATATCATTTTTTAAGAGGCCGATATTTTTTAGATAAACCGTGGACAGCAAACCATTGGTTTACACCTGAATTGTTTGTACATCAACTTGATAATACATTTGAAGACTTTTTAATAATAATGGGTTCAGAAGTTGATATGGAAACTAACCCATGGCTATTTGAAAAGTATGTAATTAAAACTCCAACTATATTTGTACAAGCACCAGTTGGCATGGGAGGTGATTTTTTATCAACACTTATATATAATCATCTATACAATGATAAGCAACTTGAATTCGGCGATGGTGGAAAATGTATTAGTGATTTTGATACTATAGAATTACAAGCAGTAGAACAGGATCATTTTTGGCAATTAGAAAATCCTAAACAACATGCACAAGAAATAACAACTTACGCAAATAGAGCAAAAGAAGATGGGTACGAAGTGTACTTAACTGCATTGCATTTGGATATAACACAAACATTAAGATATTTTGAAAATGCTAAAATTATTAAAATACTTCCTAAAACACCATCCGATTTAAACATAGGTAATATTAACTCACTAATCAAAAATTATAATAATAAAATTAGAGTTGGTGATAAAATTGATTACAACAAATTGACACGTTGGGAAGTTGATGTTAATTCTAATAAAAATGAACTAGACGAAATACTAGATAAAAACTTTAACTATCCTGGTGGTTATCTGGAGTACTTAGGTTTAAATTTTACAGATATTGTAGCACCGTCATTTAACGAAAACTGGTGGGAAATATACAATGTTTTTTATAATGATTTATATAGATGCCCTGAAACACCACTTGGTGAAGTAATGAAGAAAGAAACGTTACACGGCATATTAGCATTTTTAGGTTTACAACCCAAGGAAAATATAGTAAACTTATTAGACAAATATGTTATGCATGAAAAACTATGAGCTATATTGACGCATTTTTTGATAGAGACAGAGATTGTATTGAAGTAGTAGAACGAACAAAAGTCAAAAGAGAATATAAAACCTACCCTGCAAAATATACTTTCTATTATACAGATCCTAGAGGTAAATTTAAAAGCATTTACGGCGACCCGTTGCAACGTGTTCAATGTAATAGCACAAAAGCATTTAGGAAAGAACGTAAACTTTTAAGTAACAAGACGTTATTTGAAAGCGACATTAATCCTATTTTTCAATGTTTAAGTGAAAATTATATTGACGGGAGGACTGCAAAACTTAATACATGTTTTTTTGATATCGAAGTTGATTTTGATAGTGCAAGAGGATATGCAGATCCGTCTAATCCGTTTGCTAAAATAACTGCAATTACATTAGGCCTTGATTGGATAGACAAGTTAGTAACACTTTGTCTTGCTCCCAAAACACTTAATAAAACACAAGCAGAAGAAATTTGTAGTAGATTTGACGATACAATTCTTTGCAGTAGCGAAGAAGAAATGTTAAATCATTTTATTGCATTAATAGAAGATGCTGATATACTAAGCGGATGGAACTCAGAAGGTTATGATATTCCGTATATAGTTAATCGGGTAACAATGTTATTAGGTAAAGAACGTACACGAGAATTTTGTTTGTGGCAAAAATATCCAATTAAACGTGAATATGAAAATTATGGGCGACTACAAGAAACATATGATTTAATAGGACGGGTACATTTAGATTACTTACAGTTGTACAGAAAAAATACATTCCACGAACATCATTCTTATAGATTAGACTTTATTGGCGAAGTTGAAATTGGCGAAAATAAAGTTCCTTACGAAGGCACACTTGATCAATTATATAATAATGATTTTGAAAAGTTTATTGCTTATAACAGGCAAGATACAGAAATGCTTGTTAAAATAGATAAAAAACTTCGCTATATAGATTTACATAATGTACTTGCCCATGCTAATACTGTATTGTTAAAAACAACGTTAGGTGCAGTTGCAGTTAGTGATCAAGCAATTATTAATGAATCACATGCATTAGGTGTTCAAGTTCCAGATAAGAAAGATCACGGAGAAGCAACAACAGCCGCAGGTGCGTATGTAGCATATCCAAAACCAGGCTTATGGGATTGGATTGGTTCAATGGACATTAACAGTCTGTATCCGTCTGCAATTCGTGCATTAAACATGAGTCCAGAAACTATTGTTGCACATATTGATCCAGACTATACAAAAAACTACATTGAAGGTCGTGTTGATGGGCGTGACGAAAAGAAAATGAGTTTTGCTGATGCTTGGTTACCACGGTTTTCAACATTAGAATATGAATATGTAATGGCGCAAGACAAAGAACACGAAGTAGATGTTGTTTTTGTTAATGGCGATAGGATGAAATTAACTGGTGCTGAAGTATACGAACTTGTTTTTAATAGTGGAAAACCATGGTGTATAACTGCAAATGGCGTAATATTTAGATATGATGAAAAAGGTATTATACCAGGATTGTTAGAACGTTGGTATGCAGAACGTAAACAAATGCAGGTAAAACTTAAAGAGTCAATTGATAGCAAAAACAAAGAACAAATAGAATTTTGGGATAAGAGACAACTTGTAAAGAAAATTAACTTAAATAGTTTGTATGGTGCTTTGTTAAATCCGGGTTCAAGATTTTTTGATATGAGAATAGGACAAAGTACTACACTTTGCGGTAGAAGCATTGTTAAACATATGGCTGGTAAAGTAAATGAATTTATTGCCGGCAAATATGATCATGTAGGTGACGGTATTATATATGGTGATACTGATAGTTGTTATTTTTCAGCAACAATTCCATGGAAAGAAGATATAGATAATGGTAAACTTGAATGGAATAAAGAAACAGTAGTCGAAGTATATGATGCAATATGTGAGCAAGTTAATGATACGTTTCCTGAGTTCATGAACAAAGCATTTCATACAACAAGAGATAATGGTGCTATTATTAAAGCAGGTAGAGAGTTATGTGGAGAACGTGGATTGTTTATTACTAAAAAACGATATGGTATTTTAGTATACGACGAAGAAGGCAATCGCAAAGATATTGATAGTGATGGCAAACTCAAAGCAATGGGACTTGATCTTAAACGTAGTGATACACCAGAGTTTATGCAAAGGTTTTTAGAAAATATATTATTATCTGTATTAAAAGGTACACAAGAAGACGAAATATTGCAAACGATAACTGAGTTTAGAGAAAAATTTAAGGAACGTCCTGGTTGGGAAAAAGGTACACCAAAGCGTGTTAATAGAATAACACATTATACCAAAGAGTATAATAAGACAGGTAGATGTGGAGTTGGGCATGTTATGGCTGGTATTAATTGGAACATATTGCGTAAAGCATACAGTGATAAATTTAGTATGGAAGTTATAGATGGCATGAAAACTATTGTATGTAAACTCAAAGACAATCCAATGAAGATGCGATCAGTTGCACTTCCAATTGACGAGTTGCATTTACCACAATGGTTTAAAGATTTGCCATTTGATCACAGAGCAATGGAAGAAACTATTATTGATAATAAGATTGGTAACTTACTTAGTGTTATGGATTGGGATCTAAAAGCAACTCAACAAAATACAACATTTGAAAGTTTATTCGAGGTAGCATAATGTATACAAAAGTGCCCAGTGGATGTAAATTAGCAATTTGTGGTTGCTCGTATGCAACAGATTTTGATAGGTATGAAGGTACGAATAAAAACGAAGCAAAGTATAAAGAATCAACAATGACAAACGAAGATTTGTGGTGTAATAGATTTACTGGACAAGCATCACTTGATAATTTTTCACGTGGTGGTGCTAGTAATTATGACATTTACATGCAAATTAAAATGGCACTCAGATATAACTGTAATTATATTTTAGTCTTTTGGACAAACACTAATAGGTTTAATGCATTTTGGAAAGACGGTCATCCAGCCATTGTACCTTTATCAAAAAACGAGCAAGATTATCGTAAGAAATATTTTTCACCCTACTTTCAAAAGTTTTTTTCTTATTTGTTAGTAATGGATGCAACGCGATTATTAGAATTTGTTGACCATAAATATTTTTTACACGCAGGAAACGATTTTCCACGTGAAATAATGAAACACCCAGATGTTAATAAATTTCATCCCGCACAATTAGATTATCCAACTCATAGTAGAACATCACCTAATCATTTAAATGAAAAAGGACAAGCCATAGTAAATGAAAAACTTAATTTATATCTATAATAATCAATTTATAGCAAGTATTCTAGCATGGATACTTCAACAAAGTAACACAATTGATTCTAATTTTTGTTTATATGATTCTACCAATGCAGATCCATGGGACAATCATCATCCTAATGTATCTGATAAATCCAATGGTGATTTTTTACATGATTTGATTTGTATTCAAGAGGACGAAAAACGCAATGTAGATGAATTAACTGCTCATGTTAAAAGTTTTACAAAATATAATTTCGGTGTAGTAGGTAATGCCTACGGTCAATGGGAGCATAAAACTGAATGGATTTGTGATGGTTTAACTAAAATATACACATATA